CCCGTCTTGGTGACTCCCATACTGTTTTGTACGAGGTTCTGCGACCACGGGTCGATATCGAAGTTGGAGTCCATCACGGAATTGCCGAAATCTTCGACAATCGTGCGGTCCAACGTATTAAGCAAAAGATCATTGACACCCATTAGTGTCACCTCCTATTGAATAACGCGTCCCTTCTCTAGGGTTGCGTCACACCCTGCAATGCCGCGTTCCGTTGCAATCTCGCACGGAAGTTCTCACCCCAAGCGTCCATGCCATGTGTCACCATGGAGACCGCCTTGATCGGTTGAGTTGTGTCGATTGTCTCGCTAGGTACACCGCCATAGGCAGGACCAAGGCCCGGACGGGTGTTGCCGGGTACTGAGTTAGGGGCGTTCCCCGGGGTACTACGAAATGCACCGACGCGTTGGCTAATCTCACGGACAGCCCTCGCGTAGGTTGTAGGTCCCGGCTCTGCTCCCTCTACACCAACGAGGAACTTAACACGGTCTTGCAATTCTGACCTCACGACGTTCGCGAGGGCCCTAGAACAGTGTCTAGTGATGCCGTACCTGAGTCCGAATCGCGGTGCTCGCACCTTCCTGTGCGTAACGGAGAGCTACTAAAGGATCGATCCCTTCACTCTTCGCTGCTTGAAGGAAGGCGGTAACCTCCGCGACCTCGGGGGGTAACTGTACGGGAGCACTCTGCCGAGTTTGGCCTCCGGTGTTACCCATATACTGTGCGGGGTCCTTACCGAGCATTCGCAATGCTTCCTCGGTCGCGGCGGCATCGCCAGCCTCCGACCGTTGGGTAAGTTCCCAAAACTTGGTTTGTCGTGCAATTTCTGCTTCCCTCTTGGTGATCTCAGCTTCCTTAGCTGCCGCTTGGGAAAACCGTTGCTCGGATGCGACGTCCTTTTGGAGTCGCGTCTGTACTTCATTCACAGGGAGGACAACCTCCTTGCCGTCTACGATCCCCTTCATATGCCACGCACCGTCTTTCTGCACCAAGAAATCCGGTACAGGAGGGGGCGTGGGGGTTGGGGTCGCTCCATTTGTGGGGGTAGGATCAGCCATTTGGGCTCCTTTCAAGGATATTATACGGGGATTCTAACCCCCTGTCAATACTAGGGCTACTTATTGTGTGTGCCCTCAACGCCCTCGGCTTCACGCTTTTGGGTGCGTTCATTAAGCCACCGCAAAGCCTCTGAGAGGTGGTAGATCGCTTCCGCATTGTGCTTACAGTTGAACTTACTGGTCTGGTAAAAGTCGAGACGGTCCTTCGCAGCAGCGATAATCGTCTCCACAAAAGCACCATTCGGCTCGATGCGGTCGGCACCACGACCCAACGGGCCATTCTGCCAACTAATAGTAAACCCGCGACCACAGGTTACTCCACCGGTGGGATTGCCATTGACGTCGGTTCGTTGATCGGAAAAGAACTCAGCTAACATAAAGTCTCCTAAATACCGCACTTACATAGGGGGCGGTGTACCCATAGGAGGTCCAGCGGACGCTCCTTGCTCCAAACCCATTTGAAGGTTGGGGTCCATCATCGCGAGATTCTCGGGATTGGGTACGGTGGCAGGCCATGAGCCCAACGCCATCATATGGAACTGCTTGTGGATCAAGAACTTAGCTCGCACCGCGTCACTAGCAAGCCGCCACTCAGGTCTCGCCATGAAATCCGTGAGGATTTGCAGGTGGATCATGTGGTCGTCGTACTCCTCGTTCTGCAAGATGGTACCCGGAGTAATACCATCACCGAAGAGTATCAGATTCTCAAGCCACGCGGTACGGATATTCTCCACTTTACCACGATTACCCGCCGGGATATCAATGCCCCGACGGAGCATTTCCACAAGGTAATCCACGAAGTTCATGTCCATGGAACCCTTGGGTCCCATCGCCATGTACTGCTCTTGGAGTTCTTGGCGATCCTTCTCCTTGAACTTCGGGAGGCGTTCCCGAACATCGAGCGTCACCTCACTTGGGGAGGGGATCGGGTTTGAGTCGTCAAGACGCATCTGCCCAGTGGCGGGGTCGATCACCACCCCCGCGATCGCGTCGTCGAGCGTTAATAGTTTGATGGTGTTGGACGCTTCCGGTGATTTGAGCATCTTCGCCGCTTCTTGCAGCATGGCTTTGTACACGCGTGCATACGCGTTGGAGATCGAGGAGGTCACCGGCACCATCGGGATGCTCGACGTCTCGTACAAGATGCCGATTGTCTTGGAGTTGTCCACACGCCCGGGTGCGTTACCGCTCCACAAGTCGGACTCGCGTGAGAGCCGATCCATCATCCCGTGCGACATCTCGATGATCTTCGCAGGGAAATCACCCATATTGGTGGGCGTGAGACTATCGACAGTTACCCGTCCCGGAGCGTTCCAGTCGGGTTCGACGAACAGATAGCGTAGGCGACCCCAGTTCTTCAAGGCGTCCCGCTTGATGCCTGCGGTGGTGGGGAGCAACTTGAGACCGTAAAGGTCTAAGTCGATGATGTTCTGGAAAAGGTTCCCCACCATCTTTTCTTGTTGGCGGTTGATCGGCACCAACGGCGACACGAAGGAGCGCCCATACGCACCGGTGTCATAATACCGTGCGATGCTCACCGGCATTACCGGGCACTCGGTGTCTCCCGCCTGCGGGAACTCCACGTCAAGTGCGATCCAATCACCGACTTTGACGATGTACCGTGCTACCCTGTCATACTCGCCTTGAATCCAATACTCACGAAGGTACGCCCACTTGGTGTAGGTTTTTTGTTTGTTGTCGTTCGCGGCTGCTTGTTGGGTTTCCTTGTGGGTCCCTGCGGTGGCACCCACTGTGTTGGTGTGTGTGGGGTCCGCGTCACCGGGCAGACGACCGCCCGGACCCAGCGTGCGGATCATCATCTGTGCTTCACCGTCGGCACCGTCCGCAAGGCGTAGGCTTTTGATCGACTTGAGCCAATCGAAGGACACCCACCGATCGCGTACAACACCGTTAATGTCGTTCGACGAGGAGGGTTCTGTCGGGATAAACAAAAGCTCCCACGGCGGGATCACTTCGATCGTCGGGGAGGCACCAAGGTGCACGCTATCCTGCACCCAAACGCCGAGTCCGCCTGTGCCGAAATCGACGAGGTTTTGGATGAGTGCTCCCTTGATCTCCTCCCCGTTGAGTTGGGATTCGAGGTAGTCGAGAATGACTTGTGCGATACTACTCTTCCGCAATGCGTCGAGCCCGGTGCCTTTCGGTTTCACCGCCGGTCGCACGTCGATCTGCATCAAACGCCCCAACTCGCGTTGACGCTTCACGAGCACATCTTCATAGCGAATCTGTAGTTCGCCGCGATCATTCTGATAGGTGACACCGACTTCACCGGTGCTCCACATCACCCGGAACTTCCGAATGCCGCGAAGCCACCATAGGTCATAACGCCACCCCACACGGAGAGGTCTGCGATATTTCTTCGCTTGCTCCTCTAGCATGTTGGTTGCGTCGATGAGCGGCTGGTTTTTACCAGTGCCCTTCAGAGGCGGTGGGAGGTAAAATCTTGGTGTCGCCATTAGTCAATCCTTAGCACATCACTTGACCGGTGCTGTGGGCACCGAGATACACAGGGGTGGTTTCACACCAATACGGCGGGTAATAGGTTGGTCGCCAATCACGTCGCTTACCGCAGCACGGACAGCGGTTACACCGACAGGTATCCCAATCGTAGGGCTTTACGCTCGTGTAATCAAACTTCGAGTTTTTAATGAACTCCGCGAAACCGTCAGGGTCCGGTGTCTGACCAGACGTCGGGGCCGATGTCGGGCTCGATAACGGGTTGTTCAGCACTGCTTGTCCGTCCGGTGTCCCGGTCTGGAAACTCTGTTGTAGCATGGGTAATCTCCTGCGGTAGGGGGTTAGTCGGGTACGAAACCACCTGACCACGAGTCAGGGCGGTAGCGTATCGTAGGATTAGTTCGTTCTGTGCGGTGTTCGTCTTCATGAGCTCCTGAATCACCGTAATCAGTAGGGGGTCTACCATAGTATTTCACTCTCCGAGTAGTCAGGGGCACCCGGGTATTCTACGTCGGACTCTTCCTCTTCACCGCGTGCCTTTATGAGGTTGTCGATGACTTCGGGGGTTAGCTCCGACGACATCAAACCGCTCAGGGTAGTTATACCAGAATGCTCTGGGAAGGTCAATTGCCCGTCAGCGATCCTATCCTGTAGTGTCATCGCTTTCATCGGGACGTCCACCACCCGGGCGGCACCCTTCACCATTGAGTGGAACATCGCGAGGGCGTCCACAAGGTCATCGTGTGGCAACCGGCTGAGGTCCATCGTGAAGTTCTCGATCTGGTCTCTTAACGCGTTCCAGTGGGCGTTCTGCACATCGCGGGGGAGTTTGATACGCCCCTTACGGAACCGCCACTCTAACGACGCAATACGATCCGCTTTGGACACCTTTTGCGGGTACACAATCGGTACCACCTTAGGGAGCCACTCCGTCTTATCCGCAAGAGCATCGAAAGCGTCCGCCACCTGTTGTTGGATATCGCGTTGGATACCCACCGCCTCAATCCCAACAACATGCACTCTCCACTTCTGTCCGAACTCCCAAATCTGTCGGATCAGTTCGCCGGGCCTCACTTTGCCATGCCAACAATCCAACGCGTAGATGGTGTTACGCTTCGTGTCATGACCGATCACCGCAATCGCGGAGTAGTCAGCGGTAGCACCAAAACTCGTCGCATAGTCCACAGTGATGAAGCGTGTCATCGCGTTCACGGCACTGTTGAACTGCACCTTCTCCTCTTGCGGGACAATCACCTTGTCCTTGTCAACACCACAGTCATAGGTGACCATTTTCCCCTTATACGTGAGGGGTGCCTCCATGTAGTGTGGTGACTCCTCCTCAAACCAATACTCATTGAGCGTTGGGTCAATGGTTAGGATGTTATCGACGTCGGAACGCGGGGTGTTACAATACTCCGTGAGGTAGCCGCCTACCCCCATCGTCTCCTTTTTGTGTGCGAGGTACTCCGGTGTGAACCTCTCCGGCCAGAGGTACTTGCTGAGGTCTTTTTCGGTTTCGGGGTTTGGACACTCCCCGTAGCGTAGTTTGTTCCAACTCTTAAACCGGGGGTCCTGTTCCGGGGTGCACGTCAGGATGTGGTGCAGGTAACTCTTTTGGTGTAGTAAGGTGCCCACCCACAACAACCGTGAGGAGGGCATAAGCATACCGAGGAGTTGGCGAATACACATATTATCCATATCCGCCATGGTGATCTCTTTGTCGGTGTTGGTTTTCGGGTCCTGCTCCGGGTCGTCCACCACTACAAGGTCGGGTCGCTTACCGCGTTTCTTACCGTCAACACTAACGCCCCACACCGTGACGCGGTTTCGTAGACGGAGGTAGTGTCTATTCCACACACCCCCACCGACGTCAGGACGGAGCCGCCCGAAGTCCTCCAAGATGCGACTATTCTCCTCTAGTTGCACCATTATCTTGTCGAACCGCTCCTCGACCATATCATCCTTGGCGAGGACAAGACCGATCTCCATACCCTTGACGCTGGGTGAGAGGATTTCGATCAGTGGCACTTCAAGACCCGCGATAGTGCTCTTCGAGTACCCGCGAGGAGCTGCGATTGCGTGCTCCCTCTTGGGGTGTCTAAAGCATGATACGATGTCATAGTGCATGGGCGGCGACGGACAATACTCCTTATAGAAGTACGACTCATCATGCGTAAAGTAGTATTGGCGTGTGAAGTTCCACGCGGTAATCATATCGCTAGGGGTTTCACGACACGCCACCGCGTTGAGTCGTGCGGCACGCTTACCGTCGCTCGTGAGCGACTCATAGTCCGGCGGGAGGTTCCACTCCCCGAACTTATTATTCACCTTGCTCCACCTAATCGCCATTAGTCGATACTCTCCGTAATAGGACTCGTCTTAATACAGCGGAGGGGCACCGTCAAGGGCTCGCTGTAGTGGGTCCCCGGGGGGAGTGTAGCGTCATAAAAGCGACACAACTCCCTCCCATATTTCGCGACACCGTTCAGTGTGCAGTCTTGGAAATACACTCGCGTAGTGAGGCCGGTGGAAAAACCCACGTGATCGGAGACCCGCACCGGGCACGCCACCCCATTCTGATACCAGTACGGAGTACCCCCCGGTTGGGCGATTGTGCGGAAGTTGCAGTTGATGAAGTTAATGCTTGCGTTGTACGCGTCAATCGCATATAACGCGTGGCACGTAAACTCACAATTGATAAAGTTCCACACACCGCCAGTCGATCGGATGACCCCCTCGAAGTCGCAGTTGTAGAAGGTTCCCGCGTAGCCGCGATCAGCACCGATGCGACGATCGGTGGCAACACCGCCGTCGAGCGTCAAAAGCATCGCTTTGGTGTTCACCGTCCAATCCGCACCAACGACGAACTCACAATTCGCAACAACAAACCCATCATTATCGCCCACAACCGACACCGCGTCATCGTCACCGATATTAAACCCGACGTTGTGCACCAGCCCGTTCGGTGCACTGTTTACGTGGATAATCCGCCCATCTTGCCCGGGCGGGGAGTCGGTGAATCCCGTGAACTCCATATCGGATATCACATCACCGGCGTTTTCCATGGTGTGCATGGTACCGGTAACAACGGCGGTTTCGGAGTCCCTAGGACTCAATGAGCCTACAGGCATAGGTGGTATCCCCGGGAGGTACTGGACGGTTGGTGATGTGCGAACAACACAACCCCCAATCAACAGCACAAGGCAGGCTACCATTGCTGGGCCTGCCCTATGCGTAGATCGGATCACCGCCTTACTTTTGTTCGAGTTCACTGTCGTTAGGGGTTTCCATCGCACCGCCAGTGGTGGGTGGGGTGGAGGGTTTCACGCTTACTGTTCCGCTTCCGATTGGTGTTTCCACGGAACCACTAATCACCGGGAACTTATCGAGCACGATACCTGCATTAGCACCGGGCAGGGTTCCTGCGACACGGATCAACTCCGTGAGGTTTCGCAATCGATCCGCTTCAATGCGTTGTGCCTCTAACACCTTATCCATACGCATCGCGTCTGCGGCGATTACGTCGGGGGAGTTCTGACGTGCACTGAAAAGCCCCAACTCCACCGCACCGGTGCTCGGGTTGTACTTCATATCGCGGAGTTCGTAGGTGTCATCCTTAGTGCTTTTGAAGCGGAACCCTCCACCGAATGCACTCTTATGACCACTAAACTCCACAGTAGGCTTGATCGGTGACACCAGCCAAGACGCGGAATTACACCCGCTACCCGCACTGAGGCACCCCACAATGAAAAGACTACACAGTAGTTTACGCATTTGATTTCTCCCCTAGAAGTTTCGCCAGCAACGTTTGCGTGGCTTTGTGGTTTTCTGAACACTCACGACGACTATCCGCGACCTCGTGTGCGATATTACTCAACGCGTTGCTCTGACGGTCTGCGGAGTCCGCGAACTCCTGCGTTGCGAGTGCTAACGTTTGCATCGCTTTTAACGCCACCTCACTCGACCCGCCGACATTCTGTCGGTCTACGAGCTTACTCATCAGCTTGTAGGCACCAAACACCACAAGGACACCAAAGATGAGGAGTCCCGCGATACCCGCACTGAGCACTTCGGCGTGCTCTAATACTATTTTCAGAAACTCGGTCATTTACCTACCCCCAACAACATCAAACTCCCCCCGACCAATGAGGAGGGTTCTGTGTATGTTATTTCCAGCGTCGGTCGATTACTCGCAGTGCCGTCCTCTTTTAGGTATACGGCAGCACCTTGGTTTGCTCCAAGGGTGGCGTCGGTGCGGACGATCAGCGAAATAATATCACTGATTCGATGATTATCCAACGCCTGTTGCACAGCGGTGGTGACATCAATACTAAGCGGTGAGGTGCCGGTGGGGATGTTAAACGCGACCCCATTGGTGGCGTCCCAGTCGCCGCCAGCGGTTGTCCAGTTATTCCCACCTTGGGCTGCACTGTTGTACTTGTTCCATGTAGCACCGGTGTTAGTGGTGCCTCCGCTCTCAGTGCCCTCCGTGAACAACCGCGTCAGTGCGAATACATGGGCCGCCTGCGGTGCCCCGAGGGTATTCCACGCCACCTTAAAGAGCAGGGTCGCCGAGGACACCGTAGACCCTACAGGGATCGACGTCACGTCAAACGCGAGTAGTGCCGCACTTCTCTGCCCTGCGAACGGCGAGAGCACAGCACACTGAGTGGTTACTCCGTAATTCTCGGTAGGGGCAAACTCGTTGATACGAGTGTCCCGCGTCGGTGTTGAAGGTCCATAAGTCATCACCTCCTCATAGGTGATCCTAAGTCCAAAGCCAACGCTCGCGTCGAACACCACCGAGCCTGCGGCGGCTTCGTTGGAGAGGGAGATTCCGACGAAGTGCCCTATGCCGTTTGCTATGGATGAATTGATGCTGGCCGACTGTCCGCCAGTTGCAAGAATGTTGCCGCCCAATTGGATTGCAACCGCACCAGCCGAGGGGGTCGCGGTGGCCCCTCCACCTCCCGCATAGTCTCCCGTGGGTCCGCACTCGGCGTAGAGCACTTCATCGTTTCCAAATGAACTGGGATTTCCCGGTCCTGCGTTTGCATCTCCACTGACGATATCCACCGCGTGCGTCCCGCTCACGCTGCTCACGGTGGCGAGCAATTCAACCTTCGTAATCGTCCCGCCGCTGGTCGGGTCGGTGCTGAGGTCGAAGAATGCGAAGATGCGGTCTGTGGTTGGAATCCCAGAATCATCGTATGCAACTTGTGGATCGCCGGAATCTAAAGTTGTACGAGTGTATAAATCCGCAGAAAAATTGATCTTTCCGCCATACGTCGGATTCGTCGATGCGTTGATGGTGATTGTGCGAGTGGCCATGCACCGGGCTCCTTAGTTGGGCAGCCAGAAACCGCAAATCGTCACAAATACATCATCGTCCGGGGTGTTATTCGTAGACACGCTCAATGTCCCGGGACCAAACCGGAACGGCTTACGAAAAGCGTGGGCGAACCCACCGCCGCTGGCCGCCATACCGATAGATAACGCCTGCCCACTCGTGCCGGTGATAGTAAGCATCAACGCAGTGCTCGCTGCGTTTACCGCTATGATATCCGTCAAAACGAATCGCGACGTTACGGTGGGTGCCGTCACCAAAGTGCTCGGGGTATCGGTGACACCGACAGCATTCGCGTACACCCCGGAGTCAATACCGTTAATCAGATTTTCGTGAGCGTACACTACGCACCTCCGTGAATGGTTTTTGCGAGAGTTTCAAACATCGCGTGAGTAACCACCGTTCTCGCCATTAGAATGGTACTCTTATCAAGGGACACCGAGTAATAGTCGAGCACCCTGCCGACGTACTCTGGGTCGGTGTAGAGTTTTTCCGCGTCTCGCTCCGCTTTTATGAGCTTTTCCCACGGGTGGGACCCAAATCCCGGCATACCGGCGTGCACCAAGAGGTTTCGATACCACTGATGTGTGGCATCCCCAACGTTACCCTTGAGATACGCCACTACATCGTTGAGTAGGGGTACATTATGACACGTCGCCGGGGTCTTCACCGCTTGCGTCGGGGTCTTCACCGGTGGTTGGGGGGTCTTCGGGGGGTTTTCCGCCTTCTTGGGGGGCGGATTCTTCGTTTGTTCCATTTTGTTCCTCGTGAACCACGTCGATTACGGGTCCTTGGTGGGGCTCTGAGATGAGCAGTGCTTGCGTTTTCTCCTTTTTCTGGAGGAGTTGCATCACACCGTCAGCGTTTCCCTTCACTGTTACGCTTAGTTGGGGGTGTTCCGTGGGTGTCGTCATCTTTTTGACGATTCCATTGAGTGTCGCGAGCTCTAAGGTGAGACCGCGTAGCTCTTTCCGTGCCGCGAGACGCGTTTTGGGGTCTACAGTAAGCACCGCGACCTCCTTTTCACCGTTGGGACCCTTCTGAATCCCGGTGTAGGGCTCTCCGCGTACAAGGTCTGTGAGGATTTTCACCTCTTCGGCGAGTGTCCAACCGCTTAACACCAACGCGTCGTTCAGTGCTTTAGCATCGAAAAGCCCGAGAAGTGACTCACAGGTTTCTAATCGCGTGCGGGCCAAGTCTGTAGGCCCCGCTGTACGCACTGCGATGTCACTTTCCCGGGTTTTCGTTATCGCACCGAGGGGCAACTCATGGTCTCTCTGCATTAGCTTCTTGTTCCATGGACCCTTCGACACTTATCGCCACCGTATCCTTTGGTTTGACGTCTTACTTGATGTCGTCGCTCGACACCGTGAATCCCTGCACGGTTGCGAGTAACGCGTGGTTAGCGACTCCGAATACACCGATCGGCACATTCTCCGAGCAGATAATCGGCTTTTGGAAAACCACCGTGAACTGCGTCGCGTTGGTGTTCCCCGCTTGGAGCACGCCCCGCCAAACCACCGCACCGCTTGTGCCGGTTTCGGTGATCTGTGCGATCCCGGTGCCGCTACCGGTGTTGGTGATCGTGATCGCGGTTACCGCGAGACGCTTCCCGCTACCGGGAGTCGCCTTGATCGACACCCACGGGTCATCGTCAGCGGCACTCGCGTTCTGTGCGACCCATCCCTCATCGTACCCAATTCCGCGTTGTGCAACTCGCCATACATCTCGTAGAGTAGGAGTAGCCATTTACTGTACCTCCTTATAATCACCGCCTAATGGAGCGAGCGTGAGACCGGCTACAGTCTCCGGCACGCGAATCCTTCGGCGACCTCGCCGGACAGTCTTGCCGGGTCGGTCGGTGTTGACCTGCTCCGTAAGCCGTCGCTCGACAGCTACTCTTCGGAGCCCCGCGTAAACCCCACCCGTCGCGTCGCACCATTTAAGGAACTTCTGATAGGTGAGGTCTTTCTCAGGGGTACCGGGGGGTCTTGTATTCACCCAAACCCCGTACTCCAAGTCAGATATCATTATATAGTATTTGCCGCTCACGTCAAGGGCGTTTACACCGAGGGAGTTCGCAAACTCAATCGCTCTCCGCTCTGAGACGCCGAGTTCCCTCGCGATTTCCGACGCGAGCACCATACGCGTTGCAGGTCCCATAGTGATGATCGCGGGGCGTCTCATCCCTTCCCATAGTATGCGTAGATGGTTTGGTAGGGTGCATGACCCGGTGCCATCCAACGCGGTCCAAAACTCCTCCGGGGTGACTTCATTAGGGGCCTCTAACCCCCGAACCTCTAAATCCTTGAAATACTGTTTCCAGTAGCGGGGGTCGCTGGACGGTAGCCGTAACCGCTCCTTCCGGGACCGGGGCTTTAGTCGCAGTTCCCGGATCGCCTCCTGTTCGGGGGTTTCCAACGGCACTAGCGGTAGCCGCCCCTGACGCTTCCCACCACTCTCCTTTTTGCGGGGTTCTGGGGGGGCGTTGTCGGGGTCCGGGGGCTCCGAAAGTGGGACAGCGGGTGTGTCTCGGTGTGTCTCAGTGTGTCTCACGCTTTCTCCATTTCCCCCCAAAACACTATACCAGATTGTTGGGGTTTTTGCAAATCTCGATTCGCGTCTTGTTTCGTGTCTCACGCTAACCGCTTATCGTATAAGGGTTTAGGGAGTAAATAGATTTTTCGTCGTGACACTGAGACAGAGGTGGGACACAGTGTGTCTCACGCTAACCCCTTTGTTTCCAACCACTTACAAGAGATGGGACAGACTGAGACAGGTTTTGGGGGGTGCCCCCCTTCTGCGGAGTGACACACCCCCTACCCCCATTATCACCCTAATAATAGGGGTACCTCTCCGCTAAGGAGAAGGAATATGGTATTGGGGGTGTCTTGGTGTCTCACGGGACTCCTCCCGTTTCCGCGCAATAGGGGGGGGTGTCTGTCCCAGCCGTCCCACGCACGTAACTCCTTTACCGACAACGGTTTAGCGTGAGACAGAGTGTGTCTCACTGCTGTCCCACTGCTGTCCCACTTGTAACTCCTTACCACACAAGGGTTTAGTGGGGTCCCTATTATCGACGGAAATCTAATTGTGTCATAACCCGTGCTCCGACAAGAGTTTAGCGCGGATTCACGATGTCTATATTCACGTAACCCCTTATAAAATATAGAGTTGCACGCGATTTGGGTCCCCTTTTTTATAGAAATCGGTGGGGCCCCCGCGACGGGTCCCCTTTTTCGGGTAAACCATAGGGGTCGGTGTGACTAATCCACACCACATCGACGCCCGTCGAAGGGGCCAGTGCCGGGGGTGGGGGCCGGACATGAAGAAATCTTAATGTCGGTAGTGGAGATGCGGGTCAATCCATCCATCTTGCCTATCTTACCCAGATTACCCATTTTACCACCTTTCAGTGTTTTCAGAAAAAATTGAAAATCGCCCTGGCCATAAAAAAACCCTGCAGGGCGTTGACCGCTCCTGCAAGGCTTTTAAAACCGCATTAGCGGCGATTCTAGGGGGTTCCGATCATATCTGAGGGATCATCCCGTGCATAATCGCAATATGCGTCATTCGGGGTTCTTTCGGCACAGTCGCGAGCCCTGCACGTCGCAGGCAATACTCCGCGTTACGCAAGCCGATCATCCGGTTAATCGTTCGCTCCCGTTCGGCACGTTCGGCGGCGGCGCGTATCGCATCGGCTTCCAACCGTGCCTTACGCTTTTCCCCGCATCGTATCGGCGTCCCGCGTCCTATCAGCGGGTCTTTCGGGGCTGTGTTCGGCGTGTTGAGCAGCTGGAATATCGCCCCTTTACCGCTATACCACAATCGAGCGTAAGCTTCATGGTCCGGCATTTCTGGCGGCTTGCCGTCCCGCATTGCGATTAGCACAGGCAAGGCATTGGACGGCATGGGATCACCATTCTCGCGAGCAAGCTCGATTCGTTTGAGCATTGCACGTCCCGCTGCTTGTTCGGTGTCGTATGTTTCCCATTGTGCATCATATTCCGCTTCGATCCGATCGTATTTGTGTGCTTCCGCGTACGCTTCACGTTCCGCGAGACGCTTGACTAGGCCGTAATAGACCGCCGTTGTGACGCCAAGCGATTCATACAAGGCACGGACGCTATCACCCTTGTAAATCGGTGCTGGAATCGGCAATGTGTCCGCGATATCCCGTACGCCGCGATACACTTTCAACGCGTCGCTCCAAGTGCATGTCTCAATGTCGCCGCTAAGGCCGATACACCGGATCATCGGTTGACGACCGACACGATACGGCTTGCCCTTGTCGAACCGCACAATAAACGCGTCCGGCTCCGCCAATGCCGCAAGGCCTCGTTTCGCGTCACCTTTCGAGGTGTAACGCGTATCGAGCACTGTCGCCATTTCATCGTCGAGACTTATTCCGTATCGTGCCATTGTGTTAACTCCGCGTCCCATGTTCAGGGCCGAAAACCGATTCGACCTGTAAACAGTCTATCGCCCGTTTTGGGCGTGTCAATAAAAAAACCGTCCAAACTACGGGTTTTCACCCATAGTCGGACGGTAGGGACGGAGTGTCAATCCGTTAGGTGTCCGTTAGGCCATTGCCTTATTGGCCTTGTCGATCAGCCTGGCGACATCAGAGTCGGCAGTTTTCGACGCGGCAATAAACGCTTCAAACGTCATATCTGAGTAGTGCGTCCTGGCGACCGAATGCCCCGTACTCCACAACCCCTCCGACTTCCGTAGGGCGATCCGATCGGCTTCCGTTGGACCAGTCTGTTTGGTGCCCCTTGCGTTAGGCTTGGGAGTGTAAACCACCGAACATCCGAACCGCGATACCACAAGGCCAGTCGATCCTACAGGCTTGTTCGCATTGGCGAATGCGATTCGTGCGTTCGGTCCGTTTTCGTCATTCCCAACCGTCAACGTTGCGGGAATCGGTGCGGTCAACGCATCGACGATTGATTGCGGTGCGTTGTCGGGAATCGTCCCGGTGATGGTAAACGTTTTCGCCATTGTTCTATCTCCCAAAAACGAGTGTTATCGTTTCGGCCTTACTTGACCGAAACCGTCACAATAGGGCGGAGCGTAACCGCATTGGTTTTCTCGCCAATCCCCATTGTCATTCCACAAAAAAAGGCATGACACCAATCCATAGTGTCATGCCCCTTACTCTGTGAATCGCAGGCCATTCACTGATTCCATTCAGTGATTCACCTCCCTGTGATTGGCTTGCGTCACCTCCTAAACTACTCAGGGGCAACTACATTCTCCTCCTGTCCCCTGATAACCGCCCCAGTACGAATCGAACGCACGCATTCACGTCCAAAGCGTGAGGTGCTACCACTACACCATAGGGCGTTTTCCGATTACAGGGCTTCTTGAGGATCGGGGATAGCTGCCCACATGGTTACGCAGTCCACGCGGGTGTTTTGCAACTGCTCAAGATAAAACTTATAAGCCGCCTCATACCCATCATCAGCGGTGAATAAGCGGCTTTCTCGCTTATCTACGTCGAAATCGCTCTTACAATCCCACCATGTTACTAAATGGTCACCCATGATACACCTCCGTTGTTGAGTGTTGATAGTGATGCCCGGATTCTTGTCAGGTAAACGGGCACCACAATAAACACTGAACACTCAGTGTTTTGGCATTTTAGGCTTCTTCTTGGAGGAACTCCACACACCGACGAATAGTGATGCGTCGCATCACCTTACCAGTGTCATCTATCACTGACACCTCACCTTCACACTGATCGGCGGCGATCCTATCCGCCATTCGTGTGCATTCCCGATTCCACGATGCGAGCGGCACCTCCCGCTGATCGTTGATCGTAGCACCCGGTCCCTTCTTTGTCCACTTCAACGTCATCGAACACCTCTCTTACGTATCGTCTCATCCATCTCCACCTGATACTCGCACATACGACGTATCATGGAATGGTGATTCTGCGGCGTCAAGTCGTCGAGGAACGTCGGCAGTTCTGGGTCATTGACGATCCTCGTGGTGAGCTGTTCAGTGGGTGCCACATAGTTGAACGGTGCATTGTGATTAGCGAATGCACCGCGTATCTGTGTAATACACCCAAAGATCGATCGCTCATCCTCTGCAACCTGACCGCCCTCAATACCGCTCGCATTACATATCTGAAAGGGTGGTTCACAATCCGCCCACATCTGTAGCACTGTGCGACGAAAATAGTCAGTACCGTTCAACGCGGCGTTTGACAGTTTGATTCTCGCCGCTTCATACTTTGCGGGTAGGGGCTTTTTGCGTTGGCTCGGCGGGACGTAGAACGCTTTCTTTAGTGGCATTGGGCACCTTTCCGTACATTGCGATTGGTGTCAACCGCTCATCGTTATTGAGCACCACGAAACACTTCGTGGGGTGTTCTTTATGGAGTCGTCGTGCTTCCTCAATCGCCTTAAACCATGACCTTGTGGCGAGGTGCACCTCATTGAAGCACCGCTGTGGGGTGATTGCACTTCGGAACCTACGACACGTCCAATACGGTGCATCGACTCTCATCGGTGTCTCCTCACATCATTAGGTAGCGATTACTCACGAGCTTTAGTTTAATCCTACCATAACGCTCGTGTACACGACCATCGCGTGGCGTCACCACTAACCCTTCGGAGAGTTGTCCGGGGGCGACCACACTATCTTCTTCCGCTATCGCCTTCAACTTCTCCAAATCGTAGGGGCCTTCATATCGCACCGGTGCACACATCACTCCGGTGCCATCAATAAGGTGCCGTATCGCGTCATGCGTAAGCCATACACCCTCATGCATAATGTCGAACACCCTGAACATAATCTGTCCGGGTTTGGCACCATACTTGAGGTTTTGCACATTACCGAAAATCTCACCGTAGAGTATGTGGTCGGGATGTGCCCAACACCAATCCCATATCGCGGGATTCTGCATCACTGCACGCACCCACGGGCTTGGCTTGTGCATGGACTTCCACCCAGTGCGTGACCCCGCGAAGAACTCTCCACGACGCACCACATACCGTGCATTGGCACCGTGAATCTTCTCAGTGGCGATCACCTCTTCACGATCATGGAACACACCACCATAACGCTGTAGTGATTCCACATCGTACTTCGGGGTGTACAGTTCACTAGGTCCGGGCTGTTGTGGCTCTGTGAAGCCCGCACTATGTGATGTGCGTTCCGCAGGCTCGGGCGGCTCGTAGCGTACAATACCGAAGTGCTCCATCACATTGTCACCCTCTTTACTCTCAGGGGGTGCCTTTATGATAAGCCCTTGACTAATAACGCCTCGGAGTCTTTTCACCCTTATCCGCGTCGGTTTACCACAATCACTGAGGAACTTAAACTCCTCACGCGTGGTATCAACCACATAATCAGGCGGTATATAAGCGATAAGATCACCGACTTTATACTCCCCTTTTCGCACCGCACATTCCCACCCAAACACCCTGATGAGTTCTAGTTGGTCGGCGTTAGGATGGGCGTTGAGTTCGGTGATCGCGACGACTGGTATCTCATGAGTAGACATAGTAATACCCCCAAATCACCACATTAAGGCCCACCATCACACCAGTCAACCAAAGCATTGCGTAATCAGGTTTAGTGGTCGGGAACCCGTTGGGGTTCACAGTGCGTTTCAGTCCTCGTACATACCGCATCAATGGTACGTTACGCATGGGGGTCTCCACTAAAAGCCGAAGAGTTTCCGCATATACTCATCACGTTTTGCGTTGACACTCGCTACCCCCTCCACATTGTGGGGGTCCACCGGTGTGGGTCCAAACATCTTCACTATTTTCGGGGGGCGGGGCTTTTCTAGTGCTAGTCCACTGGCGGGACGACTCAACACCAACGCGACTATAATAGCGTTTCGCACCTGCAAATCAGGTATAGTGGCGATTTCTTTGGCATCGTACTCCACTAAACCAGACTCACAGCATTTCAATAGCACCGCAAGATGTGCAGGTTTTCCATTCGCTAGACAGATTTCACAATGCCCACGGCTTACCTTAAAAGTTCTCACCATAGGCTGGCTCCGCCACATACTAAGATGGATAGCACGCTTACACCCGGGAAACAGTACCCCCGCACACGTTCCCATGTTAGGGTTTTTAGGGTCAAATCCCACCGGGGGCTGATGTCCTGTAACACCCGGAGGAAGCGTCCATTGTGGCATTGCACATCTCCTATCCCGTGTACCCAACACCTTTCCATATGGTGATCTTATTCTTCGGCGACCACACTAAGGGGTCTTCATACTGCACACTCGCCGGGAACTTCCCATACCACTGATCGTAACAGCATGGCATGGAGACCACACTCAGGGATTTTAGTGGAAGATTCGAGTCGATTTGCCGATGAGCGAGCGACAAAGGACCATGACTATGCACTGCGACCACGAGTATCTTCGTCGCGTCACCGATGTGGTAGACGGCGTCTTCATGTTTCATGGTGTTGGTGACGATCCGCTCCCCATAGTACCCGGGCTTCATACGTGGATCAGTCGAATAGGCGGTCCACCTCGTCAGATAAGCGAAGAGTGCCGCTGTTCGGGGTCTCGTCCCGTCGCCGATCACTATCACTGCGACATTCGGGTCCTTCCGGTTGAGGTGTGGGAGGTGTTTCTCCACCGCATTGAACGCCGCGTAACTCTCCGACAACTCCTTGAACAGGTGCTTCCGTGGGAACAGCCCCTTCTCCAACAAGTCGGATGCACACTTCATCCCGAGCACTCGTTCGGGGTACGTTGACGGGTATAACTGCTTCGGCATAGTGGACTCCTTTGAACACCGCGAGGATTTGTGGCACTTCACGCTCTTCGGCGGTGAATGGATACAAATACTCCATCACCGCACTAATCTCATCTCGTGCCCGCACATAATCAACGAACGGTGTTCCGTCGTCCCAGAAGAACCCGCACACCGTCCATAAAGGGAGGGATTGGCGTTGTGGTGGTGGGGGGGTTTTTAAGCACAATAACGGGGAGTTCGTCGGGGAATCGCTTCCGTTTTGGTCCATCGAACATATCTCCAACGTACATCGTTCGTGTAATGTCACGCTCGGGGTCGTGCACATAGAGCACGCCATGCACCAACTCATAGTGGATCGTCGGATGGTACCACCGACCGCGATCGCCATCCCACCGCCTCGGCCATCGCAGCTTGCATGACGATTCGTCGATGTGCTGAAACCACTTCCGATTCGCACACAACGCTTTGATGGTTATCGGTTGGTCGCGGAGCAGGTACGACACTATACGTCGCATCCTCCCCGGCGTCACACTATCCTCGACGAGGGGAAACGCCTTACTCATGGGATTCTCCCAGCGTTGAGGTCGGAGTACCGCTTGTACACCGCGTTCACATACCGCTCATTGACTTTGCGGATATTTCCAACGTTATGATGCGACCAGAGGCGTTCGACACGACGATCTTGCTGGTTCGGGGATCGAGCGAGCAGACGGCTTCCACGTTTAGCGTATCGAATAGCAACACGGAAAGATTCCAGAGGCATTTCCCGTTGCCATCCAGTCCCATTAGTGTGATCGGCCCATGTACCTTTATGGAACTGAAACAATCCCACAGCTTTGCCATGGTCTCCAATAGCATCGGGAACAAGACTACTCTCCTGTAACGCCATTGCGACGAGTTGCTTCGGCGTCAATGGTGAACCACCTTCCAATTCAATCGCCTCCCCCGCAAGACGCAATGCGATCTTCGCACTGAGCGGTTTAGAGGTCGTCGAGCTGACGATCGACTTTGAGGCTGCACATGACACAATCGCAGTTAGAAGGGGAGCAGCCACCAGACTTGGAATGAGACACCCTTGCGTCATACCAATTACTCCATTTCTCGGCGAGACGTGGAAACCATCCAAAGAATACCCAAGTGGCGATCGTCGTGAGTATTGCACACATCACGATGAACAACCCCACCTGTTGATCGACGCCCAATACCATAGTCGCATCATGGAGGCCCCGCTTTCGGTGCCTCCCACGGTTCTGACGCGAATAGTTCACACGTCTTGAGATTAAGCATGAAGTCACGCATTGGGGGTTCCTCCTTGCGGAGGAGGTCGATGTACGTGTTACACGCCATCCCCGCCGCTATCGCCGCACAGAAGAAGGTCGCCCGCTCCGTGCAGGGTGCTTGATACACTTGCCCCGGCGTTGGCAGGGAGTGGCGGTAATCGTCGCCAGTTTTCGGGCACACGATCCGCAACGCTCTTGCACCCATCCGAGTGTCAAGTAGCATCCCGGGGAGGGGGTCGTTACCGGGTGGGAGTAGATCAGACACTTCTTGTCGTGTGGGCAGTGAATCAACGCAGACGAACACAACAGTAGCGTCTCGGAATCCATCCCCAGCACACCAGCGATTAGCGTGCGTAGAAACTCGCAACTCTGGGTTGAGGTTGCGACAAATCCGTGACAACTCATCGGTCTTAAACTCGCCGCACGCATCTGCCGCCCATCCTTGTGTTCCGAGATTCGACTCTTCAATCTTGTCGAAATCCCACAAGTCAATCGTACCCACCCCCATCGTGGCTAGTTGTCTCGCTACTTGTCCCCCGATCGCCCCGCAGCCCAGAATCATCGCCACTTGCTGCTTTAATAATTCCGGGGCTACTATCCCCCGATACCGGTCGAAACGTGCGTCCATACTTAAACCTCCCGCTGTGAATGGCGGCTCTGATCCAGATCAGTTCATCGGTGTACTTCGACTGTGACACATGCACAGGTCGTCCACTTTTGATGTCGCTCCACTTCTTATACACCCAATCGTAGAGTGAGGAACCTTCCGGAAACTCCTTCAGTGTCCCAGCATCACCGCAAGGGAACGCGTACATTGTTCCGGTGTTGACGCCGCGATAAAAGAAAATATCCTCCGTCTCCGGGATATCGGTGGAGTAGTCACGCCAATGCGTGTTGTCATTCACCATGTCGTTGCGGAAGTCGGGGTTTCCCTTTTCCCGCTCATCCCACCAAATCACGGGGCGAGCGGACACTGGTACATGACCCTTACCGTTGGTGAAGTCGGGGACGACAATCTTCGACTTCCACTTCGACTCACTGGTAGTCGCGGGAGTCGTAGTAGTCGTTGTACCGCCCTTTTCGTCGTTTGCCAGACCGATGAGAACGCTTCCCTCGATCGGTTTTTCCACCCTTTCCCGCCAGTCCGTCCACCCTTTGTAGGTGTTGTACTGTTTTTTTTCAACTAACGCGTTGAACTCCTCAAGCCACGCGGCTTTATCGACTGTTTCCGCGTCGTTGTGCTTGTAGTACACCGGGATGTTTTCAATCTCCACGCCCGGACCATTGGTGTACTTGAGTCGCACATAGATATGCGGGTGGGGCATTTTCCGTGAGACGATCATCATGATCGACCATGGATACGTGCCAAACTTCGTCTTGAAGGTGTTCTCATCGACACTACTAGGATTCGCGGAATCACCGGGGTGCGTGTGAATCCACAACCGCATAAACCGCTCCGGCGAGTAGTCGGGCTGTTGGGATGCCCAATCGAGGTACGCTGCGAGTCCGTCGTCGTCGAACTCCATTGACCCGCCAGTGCATCGCTGTTTGACGAGACGGAAATCCTCCACGTAGAGCGTCCCGTCCTTGTGGAGGTCTTTCGACAAGACGCCAAAGCCGCCCACCTCGGTGTCGGCGTGGTGGCACATCCACATCATCTTGTAGTACGCCGCCATACTAAAGGTGATGCGTGGTACTTTTACACGGTTTTCGGTATATGAATCGTACAAGTGGTCACCTCGCTTTTATGTCGTTGTAGAAACACAGTTTCAACGGTTTATCGGAAATCTTACAGTGGGTACACACCCAATCGTTAATCCCCTCACACGTCACGGGGCGTCGTGGGCGGGTAGCTGCAACCGTGCCACACGCCATACACGGGGGTATCTCTTCCGGGGGAGGATACTTCCACCACCATATGTCATTCACTGGGAGTTTCTCGGGGTCCCACAGATGAGCAGTACACTTAACACATGGTTTAGGTGCGTAATCCGCAGGACCCGAGAGGAGTTTCGCACAGGTATTACACACTCCGGCGTTACCATAACAGCTCCGACAGGCGAGAGGTGCTAGACCCCCACGCTTGGCGTCGAGATCAGTCTGGGTTTGACCGCAGTATTGGCAGGTCCCCCACCACGAATACTCAAACTTCCCGCCATAGCCGTCGATGAAGCGGCGATCACTAGAGTCCATATGGAGCATCGCCATAAGGCAGTCGATGAACCCGCCGAAATCGCCATTCGCACTAAACTTATTGAGGCGGTCGTTCCACCCACCGAGGCAGAACACTGTCCCTTGGTCGTGGGGGTGCAATCGCCTATCACTATGAGTGAACTCTTTCTTGATCGGTCCTGCACCGTGTTTCACAATACCCCACTGGGTGCCGCTCATATTGATGAGCAATTGGATAGACCCGCAACTCATGTATCCCCGGGGATAGATGGGCGGCATGGGGATTCGTATCTCGGGAGTTTGCACGAACACGCAATCCTTCCCCAGATACGTGGAGTGGATTACCTTCGGTTCAAATCCCCATGCGTCGCAGTAAAACGCATAGTCATTGACGAACTTCTCCAACGCAGCACCGGTTAGTGCGATGTTGGGGGCAAAGGTGCTCGCTTGGTGGAAGTAGTTGGACACCTCACGGAGCATCGCCGTTGACGCAAATGCTTTCGTGGGAGTGCGTAACCCGTTCGCCTCCACCTTGGCGTTGACGGCGATTTCGCGTATCAACTCCAGCACGGGGGCGGGTTTCATCGTCGCGATTACTGGGTCTTTTGTGTTGGTGAGCGGCTCGATCGCTTTCAACACCTTACCACGTAACTCATCGTACTTCGATACTCTCTCAGGCATCACGGTGTTACCTCCAATACAAAGGGGAGGGGGTTTGTTGTTTACCCCCTCCCCTCAACTGAAAAGACTAGAGATTGTTCGCTTTTTCTGCACACTCTTCCGCATATCGTTGGGCGGCACGCTGTAGGACGAACAACTCAATGTTATTCGCCACTTCATTACGATCAGCATCGTCGCTTAATGGACAATACGATGATCCCGGCATGAAAATACGATCGCCCTCCTCTTCTGTGAGGTCGAATTGCGAATAGAGGGACTCAAAATCTGTGTTGTCAGAATCGCCCTTGACGCAAACGTTACCGTCTCGGTTGTAGGCGAACAACTTCGGGAGAGCGATAGGAGCATAGCCTATTGCACATCCCTGCGTGCCGCACTTATGCAGTTTCATCGCTGCTGTCCACTGTGCAGCGGTTTGTGGGCGACCTTTACACCATGGTGCTAGGGTTGTCACTCCGAAATCGAAGTTCTTCGCGGGCACCGTGCGAAGATACTCTGAGAGTGTGAGAAGGTCCTTCTCCTCTTGGAGAAGTGGAATACTAATCGAGTTCTTAGGCATTGCTATGCTCCGGGGTTGTCGTTGTAGTCGAAAAACGTTTGAAACTCGGCGTCACTGAGATCACGCACCCAGACGAGTCCTTGAATGTTGTTGGGGTCACCGTTACCATTGCGGTAGCACCGAATAGGACGTGTCAGGTCCACGGTTTCCGGCTCATTACCGGGGTAATCCCCCGCAATGACATGCACCGGACTATCAGCGGCGGTGAGGACGCAAAACGCCATTATGCTTCTCAGTTCCGCGTTCGTTGTGGTGCTCTTCGGCTGGCAGAGACGCACCTCACGATCCTGTACAAAACTCATCGTTTATCCTTTTTGTTTTTCTTCGCGACCACTGTGCCACTGAGTTTTCGCACCACCGGCCAATAGTATTCACATTTACCAGTGTGGGGATCGTATGGTGGGGCCCCGAAGTACGACTGCCGATACTCATTCGGCGTTGCGGTGTAGCGGTAGCATGACTCTTTCTTAGGACACTTCATCCCATCGCACAGACTGATATCCGGCATATTACACCTCCGTTGGTAAGGGGAGTTCGGGAATCGAACCCGACACCACACGCATTGTCACCGTTGATGGAACGGTTTTTCACCGGCAGTGACACCGTGCGGGTTTGACTAGCTGCTTCCGGGGTTACCCCCGATGAGAGCCTGCGAACCATCGCAACTCCCCAAGATGCTACGCCCTCCCGCCTAACTATTAACGATTGCTCGCTGGCGGTTTTCCATGGTCGGGTGCTCGGGTTTGCGTCAGTGGCAACCTTCCAACTCCCGAGGCGTGGCCTTACTGTGCGGCTTACGGCGAGGTTGCCCCGTATCCGCAGAGGGTACCCCCGCGTTTCTGTAGCATCATAAAAAGATGTGACGCCCCGGAGCGGGGATGAGCGTAAGGGATCGGGAGGTGGCGATCCACTGAAAGGCCCCTCCGTGTCGTATCACGGGGCGTCACGAAACTCATCGTCTTGGTTGGGTGGTCGGACGCGGACGATCCCACACCCAATGACCACCACTAGTCACTGGGTAGTACACACGCTCCATGAAACTACTGCATCCACCAGTGCTCACCACGTAAAACCCCAACCACAGAATCAAAATCAAACCAAGTAACTCTCGCAAAAAGCGATGCATTTACTCCTCCACATAGAGGTCGGTGGCGTCTACTATCGCAAGAAGGTACCGGTGACACAGATCACCACCAACCATGAATTGACGCACACCATCCCGGAATACGTGAGTACCAATCGGCTTCGTCAACACCTCCCGTAGTGTGAGGAGTTGTCGCTTCTTCCGAAGGATGAGACGTAAGTTATCGCAGGGAGCATCCGCATTGTCACCCCACTTATGAGCGATCTTCCGGTGAACCGTCCCTTCTAGGGAGAGAAACTCTTCATTAGCGAAGGGCTCGCGAAAAACGGGATTACCGTATTCATCACGGAGGAACTCATAACCCTCGGGTGCTTGTATTGAAAACAACGCTTGGTACAATGGAATCCACATAGTAGTGTCTCCTTACGATGGGAGGGAGGACTTGCACCTCCAAAGCTTCTTACGTGACGCTTGTGGTGGGGGTGTCACAGAGCGTATTGCCCATGTTCGTGACGTATAGTTAGCACCGCGTCGATCGTCTTTAAGCTCCCATACGGCGGGGATAATGTTATCCGGTGTGTATCCCTGCCAGAATTGTCACCGCGTCCCGTGGAAGGCAGTCGTGCATCCAGTGTTCATCACACTCGCCATGCACAGTTTTCTACCCACGGACGGAACGACGGGTTCTCCCGCAAAGATGCAGGATACCCGGTGGGCATCTCAACTCGCGGGGGTAGCGAGGAGATGCGTGGGGCGTGAAAACGCTCCCATCAAACCGTGCGTTAGAGGTCGCACACCGTCTGACCACACTTGTAGCCCTTCGGTTTGGCGATGAGTTTGAAACCCATCGACCGCAGGGTGTCATTCCACACCTTCGCGAGCCATGGGCGGGGTGTCGCATCAGCATCATTCAACACCGGGATAGCCCTACCATCGGGGATATATCCCAGGGTGAAGCTACTGAGTTCTTCCTTCACTTCCTTGGGTGCCGCCTTCTTCATCGCCCTAAAGAGTGTGTTTCGCATCTTATTGAAGAGTGACGGGTTGACGCATTCCTCTTCGAGGTTATACTCGTCACCATTATGAACCAGTTTGGTGTTGGTGAGCACCGCGTCGATCCACCCCAACATGCAGTGCTTTCCGTCGGTGCATTTGACCTCGACGTTATTCTCGCTATGAAGGTCGTCATCGGACTTGCCGCTTAGACCCCCCTTAATGAAGTCATCACCGGTAAGGAGGGGTGCCACGAGCTGGTCTTTCACTGCGATACCACCACTCTTCCTAAGCCACCAGCGTCGTGTCCCGACATAGTGCGGAGGCGGGAACACTTCCGTTTTCTTACTCATAGAGTCTCCAATGCGGCAATGTACTGTGGCACCGCCTCGCTAAAGCCATTGATCTTATGCCACTTACCGTCAGTGGCGATACCGTTCTTGTACGGAGCGACGTTAATCATATAACATCGTTCCGTGTTGGGCTCTGACACCTTGCACATCGCCTGCTCGTCGGTGACGACGATAATCCGTGTGGGGTTGCAGTGCTGGTCCACCGCACGCACCGCTTGGTCGATGTCGGTGCCGCCACCGCTCCTCGACAACTCCTCCACGAGTACCAGCCCATGCCCGGGGCGTTCCAACTCATGTGTCGTGGTGTCGAACGCGAAAATCCTTGGATCATCGCATGTCTCTCGGATAATCGCTGCGAGACACGCTGCGGCGTCTAGACGTCGCATGTCGCTCTTTGCACTGAGTCGGGAGTCCATACTCCCACTGATGTCCACGAGGATCGCAGTGCGTCCTTTGAACTGCGGCAGGTGGGTGCAGGACTCCAACAACTTCGCGTCGAGAGCGGCACGGTGGTGCGGGGCGGCACGGTATGCGGCGACATAGCGGAACGGTAAGACGCGATCCGTCTTCATGGTGAGGATCGCGTTGTTGATATCCGCCTTTGCGATCCCCGCTTCCGTCATGTTACGCAAGTTGCGAAGCAATGCGAGACCACCCAACTTCTTCTGCTCCAAGAGGCGTCCCCATGTGGCACGGGTTTCGGTAGGGTTGCCCTTACACGCACTAATCGCTACTTCCCATGTGTCGGGGGTCTTGAGTTCCCGCTTCACCGCCTTCCGCCACAACTCCTCTTGGATGGTGTTGTTCTCCGGTTTGGGGCGTACCAAACGGAACACATCACGAAGACGAAACTTCGCACTGTCGCGGTCGTACTTCGCGAGATCATACTCAGTGAACTTCCGCAACGCGTCTTGCAGACCCAATCGCACTTGTCGGGGGATGCACCCTGTGAGTCCATTGTGTCGAAGCATGGCGAGGAGCTCGCCCGGCTCATCAGCACGCTGTACGCAGTCACGGATAGTCACCCGGACATAGGGTGCTTTAGCGGCGACCATCCCACAGATCACCAAAAGCGGTGCGTGACGCAGGTTGTACTCGGTGCGTGCCGCAACTGCGAGAGCGGCGACACCCAGAGCGTCGGTTTTACAGCATTCCTTGGTGAGGGCACCGATGCGGTCAGCGACCGACTCACCGGTTTCGTAGAACGAATCCTCCCACAGCATGGTGGTCAGCACAGCACGTCGCAACTCCTGCAAGGGTGTTTGCTTCGCTGCTCTGCCGCCTTGGTGGGTGTACGTCGGGGGTGTCTTTGGTGCGGACGGTTTGGCGTTGAGTTTCACAGCACAATCCTCCATGGTAGGGGTTAGGGGATGGGATAATAAAAGCGTCAACGGCGAGAAGCGACGACAGAGACGTTAGTGCTTTACCATTAAGCTACGTCGGGGAAACCCCAACGCCGGGACTCGAACCCGGAACACTCACTTGGCAGGTGAAGTAACTGTCATCTACAGCACGTTGACGAGTACGATAAATCACCACCGACGAGGGGTGTCCACAGAGATACCTGAGCCATCAGGAGGCACGGGATAACCCGTGACAGGAATCGAACCTGCCATTCGCTAAAGCAACGAAGTAACTGTGTCCGTCAGTACGGTGGTGTCTTGGAACCCGGGGCATGTCCCGGGAGAGGGTCAAAGAGTCGCCGACAAGGGTTGATGGCGGTTGGTGCCGGGGTTTCACCGGCGTCCCTTATGGTTGGCAAGGAAGTAACCGCTATCGTCAGTACGGCGACAAGTCAAAATCCCAACGACGAGTATTTGAGTACGGTGTCTTACAACCGCTGCTCTACCATTGAGCTAATGCTAGCACCATGGCTAGCACCCCGGACTCGAACCGGGAACCTGCGGTCCCTATGAAGTATCCGTACTCATCAGTACGTTGGGAGAATAAAGTGGTGCGACAAGCGTTGTGGTGGGTGTTGTTCACCAAAAGAAGTAACCCATCACGATCAGTACGCACCTATCGGTGGCCGGGGGACTCGAACCGTTACCGCGTCTCCGAGGAGACGCCCCTTCCACACTACACCTCTCTTTGACACCGAGGGAGGGGCACCAATGTCGTATGACCGCATGACATGACTTTTCACATACAGGCCGAAGCCTAAGTTACTGAGTGCGAAGTCGGAATGATGGACTTGGATAATACTCCGATTCGGAGTTGTTTGCGTAGAGTGTAGTGTCGCATTAGGCGTATGCTAGACCACCACCCCGGACACTGTTAAACGCCCGGGGTTTCGCAATCTGCGTTAGGCTGCGTTAATGCCCTTCGGCGTCTGGGTGATGCGACCACCCGGAGCCACAAAGGTGTCCCGAGCCTGAGCGACGGTCAGACCACCGCCCTGACCGTTGGGGCCGATGTACCGAATCTGCATGTTCGGATCAGCCTTCTGAATCTTACCGAGGACATCCCACACGCTCATCTCCGTGTCGAGTTCCACTTGGTGTGAGCCGGTGTCGGTGTTGACGTTTACAAGACCACGAGCCATATTATGATTCTCCATTGTGTGATGGTGGTCTCGTCGGAGCCGACCATCGGGGGGTTTTCGGCGATCGCACACGCTTTCGCCATATTCGACTACTAATCCATCGTTTCTTACGACGACACTTTGCGTCATCGTCAGGGTTCTTCGCCATAGCGTTGGGCGTCCTTAACGGCGGCCCGTTGTCGGTACGCTAGGCACCGCGACTCACTACTTCTGTGTCATTTCCAATCTCCTGTGTGTTGGTGTCATGAGGGAAGCGGCGAGCGTTGGCCGCCGACGTTTCCGGGACCGACATTTTTGTTTCCGGGGTGGTGATTATTTCGAGCATTTCCAACCACCGCAAGAATGCAATTCTATCGCACTCCTCGAAGGTCCAAGCTCGTGATTCGCAGGCCATTTCCTACACGTCCGTCCAAGATTTGCCCTTACCGATATCCTCGACAAGGCTTTTTCGCACTCCGAATAATCTTGCGATGTCGGCGTAGCTTCCACCCAACATATCCTGCTTTTGTAGTTGAGTGAGACACTTTATCTGTTTGGCCTCCTCCGGGGTTACCTTAACTCTTCCGGGTCTACCGGGGAGAGGCTTACTACCAAACCGAAGGCAGTTTCGGGCATTCTCTTTGGGGGTGATGTAACGCAGATTATCAGCCCGGTTGTTACTTCTATCACCATCAATGTGGTCTGTGTGATAACCCGTCGGCCTTGGGCCTAAAAACGCTAGAGCAACCAGACGGTGTACAGGAATAGTTCTTCGCCCACCATCATCCGTGTAGAGACTACTAATCACTAAATATCCGTCAGGATAGGGATAAGGTTTCCTAACCGCTTGGTCGTTCCCCTTGTGTCGTACTCTGCCGAGATTCGACACCTCATATTTGGAGAACCCAACTGCTGGTTTCCAGATTTCTTTCATTACATCTCCTTACGGTGCGAACGCAACCACCTTTATAGTGGCACCGTTCACTGGGGTGGTGGCGAAAGTCAAGACGTTGATACTTAGGATCGTGACACTAGACCTCTGTGCGACGTTGATCGTCACAGCGGTGCTGCTTAATAGCCAGCTTGGGGTCTTGTGATGCTTCTTTGTTAGTCATGGTTTTGTCTTTCGTTTGATGCCCTCCCAGCCACGCACTTGCGAACCTAGGAGGCGTTTCTTCGTGGGTGCGACACCGGGGAATACCCGCTTCATCGCACTTGCGAGAGTCGCGGGGGTCCCACGCTCTAATGGTGGCTCCGCGTCGTTACAATACTGCTGGTACAGTTCAAACGCTTCACCACTGGTGACGAACCCTTTCGGATCGCTCTCGAATAGGGCGAGGAGGGCGGCTCTCTCAGGGTCCGCGTCGTTACGCAAGGATTCCACCGCAGCTTTCACCACGGTGCTCTCGGTGAACCGACCATTCGCCCATAGACGTTTGAGTCCCTCAATCGCCCATAGAAATATCCCCGGTAGTTCGGCGTCCGCGATTTTATTACCAAGGTCGAGGGTTCGCTTCTCTTCCGGGACGGTGTAATTCCACGGCATGAGCATGAGTCGCCGCCACAGGGCGTTGGTGGGGTCGAAGAACTTCGGTCGTGCGTTCATGGAGATCACAAACCTTGCAGTAGGCTTCGCGTCGAACGGCTGGATATTCTTCGGCTCGAATTGGTATGTGTCACCCGTGATGAGTTGTCGCAACGCTGCGATGTGCACATGACAGTTGGCGGGGGTTTCCGTGGAAAAGTTCACCAACTTTCCGAGCATACCATAGTCCTGAAACCGATTACCAATCCGCTCTAGCGACACACTAGAGCAGTTGTTCTTACCAACGAGACGCTCCAAGACGACAATCGCCTGCGACTTACCGTTCGCACCGGTGCCCTCCATCAGCAATGCTTTTTCGTAGGAGGTGTCATGCACACAACAATACCCATACCACTCCTGTAAAAGGTTAATGCGTTGGGTGTCACCTTCGAGGCATTCGTCGAGAAACTTCAACCATTGGGGGCACTTAGCCATACTGTCGTAGCTGAATGGTAGGGCGGATGTGCTGAACCACTTGGGGTTGTGTGGTAAAAGACGCGGACTTTCACCGGTGGTGCATGGATTGAGATCAAGTAGTCCATTAGACATCGAGACGATGCGGGGAGTTGGGACAGACTCTCCGAGATATCCGGGCATGGCTTGCTGCCGTCCCACACGAAGGAAAGCTCTACATTGGAACTCGATTTCATCGGCTGAGTGGCGGGTGTTGGAGCATCCCCGAAAGCCCCGTCCCTGCCAGTTAGCGATGTCGAGCTTGAGGTCGTCTTTGCTGCCGAGGCGTTCATAGTATTGTCCTGTGTATTTCCAGTAGTGTTCGTTCCAATAGACGCACGACTCCCCGATCTCCTCATCGAGGAACTTAGTCGCGATCGCGAGATAGTCGATCGTCTTTGGTTTTTCCTCGGTGGGAGGTTGGTTCGGGGTATCAGCCACGAGTCGTTACTCCGTTACTTCATAACCGCATTTCTTGTACGGCACACCACGCGGCACATTATCGTATTCCGGTGGGAGGTCACCGTTCTTCACCTCGGTTTCGGTGTACATGAGCCCGAGGATGTTGAAGATCGCCTGACCGAGATGGTCCTCATCGACCTTACCGTCTTTCCAATCGACGAGATGGTTAAAGGCTACCGATCCATCTTAATGCCGAGCTCCCAGTTGCGGGGTTTGTACTTCTTAGCACCCCGACCGAATACCACCGCCACTCGACGCAGTTCACGCCATGGTAGGAGGTCAAAGCGGTGCTCCTTGCGGGTGTCGCGTTGGGCACCGGTGTCGTACTCGACACGCTCCCCACTGTCGTGCAGGTCAAACACGGGACGCTCTCTAAACTCTGCCATCGCAGGCTCCTTGACCACGGGATCGACAACTATAACAGGGGCAATCCCCCATCTCTTTAAGCCATCGACTCAGAAGGTTCACAGCACGGTCCTCGTCGCAGGTACAGTTGGATATGGAGCATAAAGGGCCGGTACACTTACCCGAGGGTTTAGTTAGGGCGTTGTAGATTTCCAACACCCGTTCATAGACGTGTTGTTCTTCCATGTTAGACTCCATGGTTGATGTGTTTGGCGATCATCGACCAGTCGTCGATCACCTTATGACAAATCCCTGCTTTCTTGCTCTCCACCGGCGTCCAATACTTCTCCTTAAGCATCGCGTCGTCGATGTTCTTCTTCGTCAGTTTGGTGGTGGCGAGGAGACGATCCACGATCACCTGACGATCCCGATCAAGGTAGGCTGCTTGGTTTTTCAACTCTTCGGGGGAGCCCGTGGGATAGCCGCATGGGTCATGAAACATGATGCGTGATGTCGGTGTCATGTATCTCCGCTCCGCACTCATGAACACATGAGCGTGACCGCTACACACTTCACCAATTGCGACTGCGATGGTCGGAGAGCGGCACATGGACACCGCGTCAGCGATCGCAAACGTACTCGCCACATGACCGCCGGGTCCGGAGCATACGAGGATCACCGGGTGACCGTTCGAGAAATCCGCTTGGATCAGCCCTTGGACGATCTGTTCCGCGACACTACTATCCAAGACTCGCGACTTGGGGTTTACCCCCACGAAAAAAAATCTTGATTCAAGCTGTGCTAACGGTGCGTCTTTGGGGTCTACAAATTGTAATATAGCCCCCGAGCCATCACTCTTACCCATTGAAACTCACCTTCCTTTCGGTGTTACGTGCTCGACGTGCCCGCTGTTCCGCCATACGACAGGCGTGGCAACATCTATACGGTCTTCCTTTTCGATACTTCCAGACTATATTCTCAAGGGAATACTCATGACCAGAAGGACAGTGCGTGTGTTTTAAGTTATGGTGTTTCCCGTTGTCTCTACTCGGCGAACGCCGCTTCATAGCCTTATCAATCATATTGTCCGCCGGAGAACCTATGAACAGATGATCTAAGTTCTCACACCGGGGATTATCGCATTTATGGCACACAAATTGCCACCGAGATAGTGGACCATAATTTTTAATCCACGTAACACGGGCTGCGGCTTGAGGTCGTCCCTTATACCAGCGGTATGACACTCCATTTTTATCCGGTTTATTTGGACAAATTATACAAGGAGTGGTAGGTTTTGGCGGCGGCAATCCCCACTCAACTTGTGCGGGAGGTGGAGTTATTGACAGTATTTCAGGGTTTCTAGCCATTGTCATCACACCTTTCTGGGATTCCCCCACATCAGGAGGGGAGAGTCGAACTCCCAACCGCCGGTTTACAAAACCGGAGCTCTGCCGATTGAGCTACTCCTGAGTCGCGGTGGCGTTATCCACCGCTCATTGTGTTACTGAACGAAGTTTACGGCTTTCTTCTGTTCACCCGTCTTGGTGGTGTACTGCTTGATTTGCACGTTGACGATCGCGTTCTCGTTGTTCGCGAGTGCCGTCACCGCATCAGCGAAAGCCGTGCACACCTCACCGCTTGCGAGCGACGCGAGGTCGAGGAGGGCACCTTGGTCACGATCCGAGTTGCCCCAGAACGTCTTGGAGAAGGTGAAGTTTTCCGACTCACCCTCAGTGACGCGGAACGTCGCTTCCACATTGAGGTGTTCCACGCCTTCCTTGTCGGTGTAGGGGTTGCCGTCGATCTCGGTGATCTCGCACCGATGCAACCCCGGGGGCGGCAGCGGCTTCACGCGGGAGTGCTTCATACCCGCCTGATAGGTTTCGTTCTGCTTGTTGCCCAAGCGAGCCAGTTCCGCAGCCAGATTAGTCTTCATTGCCATTCGGTTTTTTCCTTTTTGTTACTTGTTGTATTCCGCCATCTCTTGGACGGCTTTGTCATACGCAGCACTGAACACATCCCATGAGCTCGCTGCATTGCCCTTTGGGATGTCGATCGACTCCGGCAGCCACACACGGGACTTCGGGTTGGCGATCGAGGTTTTGGCGGTTCCGGGTTTGGTTTCGATGATCCGCCCACTCATCGACGCCCGCATCACAGGCTTGCCGTTCACCATGACGGTTTCTGTGACACTCTTCAAACTCATCGTCAGGATATGGTGACAGTCCAACTCAAGGTATTTGTTGGCACTTTGCGGTAACAACGCTTCGTTGTAGACGGTTTCAGTACCACCTTTCTGCAATGCGGTTCGACGCACCAATTGGTCGATGATGATCCAGTAGTACCCCGCATACGCGAGGTCGAGCGTCTTCTCACGCAGTAACCCCGCGACCTTCGCATGGTCGAAGCCTTCGATGTCGGTGACACCGAGCTTGCGTTTGGTCTCTTCGCGACAATGGTTCAGGAAGATGCCCGCCGGATCAATGATGACGGTTTTGAACCGTCGCTCTTTACCGTTGGTTTTCGCATCCTTCATCAATCTGTCGAACTCTTTCGTGAACGACGCCCATGAAGTGACGGGACGGGACTCCGAGCGAGGCCCCACCACATACTTAGAGCCCTGCTGTGGGTCACAGTCCAACATGAGGGAGTTGGGGCATCCCATCGCGAAAGACGTCTTACCGACACCGGGCAAGCCGCGAAGAACGTACAACGCCTCCGCTGCGGTGCCGGGGCGGAACCCTTTTTCGAGATCACTCCAATCAATTCCGTGGGTGTTTACAGGCATAGTGGGGTATCCTCACTTCGCTCCATGACACGGCGGGCGATCTCACCGTCGAAGAAGTCACGCCACTCCGTGAGAGTGAAACCATCCTTCATAACATCGCCGAGGAGGTCACTCCACATATCGTTCATGCGGCTGTCCACCCACCGACGACAGTTAATCAAGTGTAGGTTTGTGAGCGATTGGAGGCGTTTTCGTTCATGCTTCTGGGTTGTCCAGATCGGGTTTGGGTATTTCTTCATCGTTGTTTCCTTCTTGTTGGGGGTCTCTGTCGTAACACGTTTTGACGATCCTCGGCCAGATGAGCGGCGAGGAGCCGCATAGTTGGAGGTAGGGGCATTCCGAATTGCCATAGACGCCTTCGCACTGTCGGACGTTGAGCGTCCTAGGGCATGAAGCAACCCCGGGCGGCTGTCCACATGCGGCGTCGAGGAGTCGGAGTTGGTACGCGAACTCGTACGTAATGAGTTCGCCGGTAAATCGGCAAGGGTACGGAGGTACAACCGCATGAGCACCTCCGGTGGTAGTTCCTTCATGCTCCCCACGCCCTGCGTACCAGTCGGCGACTTCCGCGAGGTACTCGTCGTAGGTTTGGGGGCGGGCACGATCGGCACCTTCCGGCTTGTACTTGTCTTTTTGTCTGATGCTGGGGCGTTTGATGACGTTGTATTGTACCCCAACCACCGGGGTATCCACGGGAACTCGTTCGTTGGTGCTAAGCACCACGGCGGCACCAATACGGATGTAGCCTTCCGCGAGGAGCCGATAGATGCGTGTTTGAGGGTCGAACGCAGCGGTCGCTTGACGCTTTTGCGGGTCTTTACCGGTCGTCTTGAGGTCATGAATCCAAATCTCATTCTTCTCGCGGTCCCACAGGAGCAAGTCGATCGTCCCTTCAATGGGCGACTCAATCCCCGGAATCTCCACGATGATGTTAACTTCACTCCCAATGACATTCCACCGCGTGGAGTCAAGGGCAAATCTCTGCCAATACGCCACCGTCATTGCGGTCGCCATGGCGAGGTCTTTCTGTGCGATGCTTCGTTGGATGGGCTCTAGTTCGAGGTCGTCGATATACTTAGTCGCTGCACGGAGAGCACCATCGAGAGACGCCCCCTGCACCAACAACGACATCATCATATGTGCGATGGTGCCGACCTCTCTCGCGGAACTATACCCAACACCTTTCGGCACCAAACCAAAGCGGTACTTCAACGCGAAGTATCGCGGACACATCTGGAGATCACCGGCACCACTCTGACGTATATTACATCTCCGTGATGCGACCTGCAACAACTTGCCGAGGTTTTCATCCTTGTGTTCGTTGGGGCGTTCCTCGCGGGGCGGTAGCGGTGTTTGCGGTAAGACTATTCGTAGGGGGTTGCTCATATGCTTTAGTTCTTTCTGCACTGACATGACCGAGGAGGATGCGGATTAGGTATTCGCCGGTTTGTTGTCTCGCGTACATTGTCTTCCCTGCGGGCAACCAGAGCAGTCTGATACCCAACATGCCGAGTTTTTTGAAACACTCATCCTGCACCACATCCGGCCAGAGGAGGCGTTCGTTGGTGCGGTTGAACTCCGCAGGTGTCATATCTAGCATGACATAAGGGTATCGACACTTGGTCGCGAGACGTTCGAGGGCTTTGCTAGCTCGCTCTTTATCCGCTGTAAAAAGGTTCTTACGAAGCTCTTCCAACGAACGCTTAGTGTCGCAACACGCGAGGGTTTCGTAACCCTCGATCGCGTAATCTCCTTCGGATAATCGTCCGGGTACTTCCACAACGCGGTAGAGTCTACGCTCACCGTCGTGGGAGGAGAACATACGGAGCGGGAAGTAGAGTCGGAATCCTGTTTTCTCATTGGTGTCAACTCGCACTTTGATCGAGGGTAACGGCATCGAGTGTCTCCCGTGTCGCGACAATGTGCTTGGGAAGGAGGACGAGGTACTCCTCAGTGCCGATAAACGTCGGGAACCCCCCACTAGGGGTGAACATCACCGCACTACCGACCGGGAATCTATCCACCGATTCCGGCCCAGCGGCGATTACGGTGCCGGTGGGGTCGTTCCGTGCGGCTTCCGCTGAGAGGTGGATCGACCCCAGCTGTGTGATTGGCGGCGACTCCTTGACTAGGAGATTTTCGCCTTGCATTTTCCATCCGTTCATTGTTTATCCTTTGCTGTGTTTGGAGCACCGCCCTAGTACGACGGGTCCGTAACCATATCGTCAAACCATAGGCCGTTATCGCGAGGCCAATCAGCGGGGCGAGGATCGCAATCCCCACTACCACCCAACTCATTATCTGCGTCGGGGTAGTTGCTCCCGTCGTGATCGTCGAGGTGGTCGCCTGTTGCATTGTCAGGGTGGCGTCCCGCAGAGCGGTAAGGGTTGCATCGCTTATCGTCGCGTCCGGGGTCTGGGTCACTCGCGGGGAGGGACTCATCGCGGTAAGCCCGCACCCGCCCATTAGCGATAAGACAGCGGAACTCAAAATCTTCTTCATCGAGCATGTCCTCTGGGTCTCCAGAGCCAGTATACCCGTTGAATAGTTCCGGGTCAAGGGGGATTTCCGACCGTGGCGGCGGGTCAAGTGGGTCGCAACTCCCGTGCCTAAACTCATTCGCCAGCCGGACTTGCATCTCGTAACTCGTGATCGGTGCCACCTGTGCGGGGGTTTCAAACCGATGTAGGGACCCCGGGACCGCACTCACCGCACGATCAACCCGGTAAATCCCGTTACGCAGGGGGCGATTCTGATCTTCCCCGGTGTGCGGCTTTGCTTTGTACGGGCGGGGGTTACCGTCTTCATCAAATCGCATTAGTTAACGTCCTCCTCTGTGAGAATTAGTATAAGGATTGCGACAATCGCGATCCAGATCATAGAGTCCTTTCACACAATACTTTTGTTTCATGACCGAGCGGGAGAGTGCGCCCGTAGTGTTCTTGCATTAGTGCCCAAAACTCGGGGCATTCGAGGCACTCCGCGATGATTGTTGTAACGTCTTCCTGCTCATGTGCGGGGCACTCGGTGTACATGGCGTCGTAGATTGTGAGGTTGGAAACCGCTTCCATGTCCTCGCTGCGGAACACCTTACGTGCTGCGGCGTGCCCTGAGATCATCACATTCGCCGCCATGGTTTGGATCGGGAAGTTAGCGACTTCGTTCATCTTCTCCTCGACACCACTACGTCCTCCTAAGAAGAGTCGTGATTGTCCGAGAATGGGTAAGACGCACTTACCGTTCTGCACCGCTTCTTCCACCCAGTTGTCCTGCCACTTCTTGAAGACGGGACACTCATAGTGGAAGCGACGCACAATCCGCTCCCACACCTCTAAGGGTAGGAGGATACTACAATCTTTCGCAGCGGTTTCCTGTGCTTTACGGGCACCGCCACGAAACAAGATCAGGAAGTTCAGCGTCTTACCGAGTTGGCGGATCGGCTTAACGCGGGGGTCCTTCTTATCGGCGACCGCCTGCGTGATGGCGACTTCCGCCCATTCGCGATCAATACCAAAAGCCGTGCGGAGACCCTTCTGCACCATGTACCCCAAGACTTCCTTGAGGATCACCTTACCAGTTGTCCAGTGGCGATCACCGTCCTCGCGAAGATAGTCGCCCATCATCACAGGGTCACCACTGATAAGAGCAGCCACCCGCAACTCAATCTGGGAGAGATCACTCTCAAGGAGGACACCGGGGTTAAACCGTGTCCAGAGACACTCCTTGACAGACGCCGCGAGGTTTTGCAACCCGGGATTGCGACAGACGATGCGACCTTGTTTGGTGCCACCGGTACCGCCGTCCTCGAACTGTCCCGGCACGATGTACCACGACGGGTACACCGCGTCGTTGAGCACAAGACTGCCGGGGTGTAACCCCTTATAGCCTTTTACTTTACGACCCCGGAGCATGGGACCCGTGTATCTCGACACGGTGTCCCGCAGTGTGGTGAACTCTTGGAGGAGTTCGATCTGTTTGCGGTTCGCGGACTCTAACGGTAAGTGTCCGAGGAGTAACTCGAAGTTCTCGTTGTTCGCACTGATCGTCTTAGTCTTTGGAGTAACCTTGAGACGCCGATCGTTGAGAAGACCCGCTTCCACCACGGCGGCGTCAGTGAGTGATACTTTCCATTTTCGCGAACCCTTCCCGTCAACCGCCCCACCAAACTGTTCCCTTACTCGATCACTGACAGTCTTGGTCCCGGTTTGCAGGCTTGCATCCAACGCCACCATCTTAGTGCGGTTAAGCGAGACTCCTGACTCCCCGGATTCGACGGCGAACCACAGAAGTTCGGAATACCAGTCGCGTGTTCGATCGCTGAGTTTATCGCTGTCCAGTCCGTAGTCGTCTCCAATTCTTCGGAGGAGCCGTTCATACCCGAGGAGGGTGTAAATGGCGTCTTTGGCGTTGTATTTGAGGAGTCGCTGGTCGTCGTCGGTGGCATAGCGTTCGCCTTTCTTAAGGTTTAGTTCGTCGAGGTAATCACCGACACCGAGGAGGGGACTCACCGTTTTGAGGGATCGCTCGGTGCGGATTTCACTGTGAAGGTAGTTGTACACCCCGAGGTCAAGCAGCTTGTACTTGCCGCGAGTCACAAGATCGGAAGTGCGGGGATCGGCCCTGAGAAACCCCACGTCGAATTGGGTGTTCATCCCGAGGAAATGGAGCGGAAGCCCCGGAGCTTGACCCATCACGAAGCGGAACGCTTCGAGGTGCTCGGGGTTTGAAAGGGTGTACACGGAACACCTTAGTCGCCCCTTATCACGCCACGCAACTGCGACAGTCTGGACGAGTGCACTGGGATCGACTCCATCGGTTTTCTGTGCTCGAACTGCGTTAAACACTCGTTGAGGTGGGAGCCCGTCAACGGCCCCGTAGGATTCAATATCGACACTGATGACACCGCCTGTGGGGATTCCGAGGTGTCGGGTGGCGGTTTCGACGACACACTTCTCGGCTTCAAGGCTGATAGGTAGTTCATCATTCTGCAAATAGCATCGGAGGAGACTGAGGTGATCCGTAACCGCATCGAGTCTTGTGGGATTTCTATGCGTAAATAGATTGGCTGGGTTGTCTGTCCAGAAAGATCGAATAGACAATCCGTGTCCAAAGTCAACCGGAACTCCTTGCCGTCCCAAGCACCCGTCAAGTGAGGAATCACAAAGCGATCTTGCGGCCCCAGCTCCAACGCCGAGTAGCGTAACGGATTCATAGTGTTTCTGTAGCTCCAAAAGGTCATCAACTAAGTAAGGACGACATGCGTTGTAATGCTTCGTTCGGGGTTCGGTGTCCTTGGGTCCGAGACACCGCACCACATTCGACACATAGATATCCGCAAGCTCCGAGAGTCCTGCGGTTTTCACGTAGAGGTGTTCGAGGTATTCACCGGCACGTCCCACCCAATGCGAACATGCGGCGTCCTCCTCGACACCGGGTGCCGCACCGACAATAAGAAGTGCTTTGGGCTTTTTGGTGGCGATCATCACACGCGTTGGTATGCCGGTGTGTTGACCACAGGTGTGATACTCACAACGATCGCACTCGTCGTGGTATTGAAAAACCGGTAGCTCCATACCGGGGACTCCTATGATGTAGGGTAGATGTTACACTCTATCGACGCATTAGGCTCGGAGATTCTAACACCGCCGTCTCTGATTTCGGGTACTCCCTCGTCACGCAACACTTTCACGATCTCAGGAGGAGAGTAAACGTCAATTCGTGTACACAGCTCACGCCAGATTATATCCTTGAGAAGGTCCGCGAGATTAGCGAGGTCGTAGGGTACTTCCCAGTGTTCGATTTTCATGGCATCTCCGATATCGAGAAGGATTTCTCGCCGATGGGGGTGCCACGGGTTTTGTTTAACGCTGCACGGGTTTCCTGCACCATTGACTTCATCGCCTCAAACGCATTGTCGCACCCACCAAGGTCATGTGCAAACCGCAATGCGATGTTAAGGTACACCTGAATGGTGCGAAGGTCAGCGTCCTTACTAAGGCCGCCGTCCCACCGAATCGCTACAGTGTTGGTGTTGTCGATCTGAATGTCTGCGGTGATCCGTCGTGGGGCATTGATTGGTGTTTTCTTACTCATTAGTACGCTCCAAGTGTTGAGTTCCCAAGCATGGTATCGACGCGTTGCACCCCCGCACCCACGATGTCTCCGCTTGGGGGTTGGAGACGGTAGGGGTTCCGCGATTTCATTGTTCCGTATTGTGTCAGTGCGTCGGTGGGGATTCCGAGAAACCCGGGGCCACTTTGTCCAAAGCTGATTGCAGATACCGCTGAAAACTGGCCGCGTAGCTCTGGAGGAAGGGTCTCCAACTGCCGCTCAAGGCGTGATACATCTCGTCGGGCAGCCAAGGCTTGCAGGTGTTGAGGCTTGATTGGTAGTCCGCCAACGCCGGGATTAAGTCGTCGGTAATCTCGATCAATCGACTGAGCTTTTCGGACATCTCCGCTCTGTAATGCAGTGAGGTATTCTTGTCGCATGGACGCTGTGCGTTGTCCATATTTCTCCATCCATTGGTTTAGTGCGAGTTCTTGTTCCGCGTTGACGTCACCAAGACCGATGCTCTTCGCGAAGAGTTGCGTCGGCGTATAAAAGCCGATCAACGCACCGTGCTTGTCCATCATTGGCACCCTACCGTCGGGGGTTGTCCGCGAGTAATCAGCGGAGGGTTTGCCTAGGAAGTTCGCGATCTCCGCTTTGCCGGTGATCGACGCGATACGCGAGAAACCCACCCCACCGGGCACGAGGAGGGGTAGAGAGCGTTGAAGGTTTGTGGGGTCACCGGTCGCTAACGCTTGTGCACCACTTCCCGCGAGTTGTAACACCGGCGGTACTAATGGGAAGGGTGCGAAGGGTCCTTGATCGCTGGGCATGGGCATTGCCCCGAAGAGGGTTGCGTCGTTGGCGAGCTTTTTTCCGGCAGTGCCGAAGATCGCCCCCAACGCTCCAGCAGCGACTCCACCCGCGACAAGTGCTCTTCCAAGCTCGCCAGCACCACCATGCAATAACTGAGAAGCGTATCGGATTGGGAACTGCATGAGTTGTCGGAAGATGGGTGGGACTTTCGCAAGCACCGCAGGTATTGTAGCGACTCCACCGCCTCCCTGTGTGTCGTGGACAACCGCCGTCGCAACTCCGTGAATGAGTTCTTGGACACGGTGAGACTCATTAAACGCCTTTTGCACTTTGGGTAGGAGCATCTTGCCGCCCGTGACGAAGTCATCAACTTCGACGCCGAGTTCCGCCATTTTGCGGTACATCGCGGTGGCGGCACTACGACCACCGTAATACGCGATGAGTCGGTTGCTCATTTCCGACGCGGAAAACGCGGACATACCAATCTGTTTCGCTTTACGTAAAGCGACGGTGATGTTCTTCTCGCTTGTCACTCCCGCGTGAATCTTATCCATCGCACGGAGCAGGCCCTCATCCATCGCGAGACCAGTTTCACGGAAGCCCGGAAACGCTTTCGCGAACGCATCAGCGTGGTCGATCCCTGAGAAGCGAAGAGTGCTATACATCTCCGCACCCTTCATCGTCGTCTTGATGCCTTCCACGGTGTGTTTCATACCAATCCGTGGTGCGGTGGCGGTGAGCGTCTGGAATAGATTCTTCACCGGCGACATGATGTTCGGCAGGCTTAGAGTGCTTTGGTAGAAGTACCCGGCGACTGCGGTGTTGAACGGTTTTTGTGCGAAGCGGCTATCGTTGAGGATGCCCTGCACCATAGCCTCTCTAGCTTTGCCTGCACCCAGCGTCTCCAAAGCCACGCCAAGGCGTCCAGACTTGGTGGGATCAATAGCACCACTAGCATCCCGCACAATAGTAAGCTTATCAGCGGCACTAACTCGCATGGAATCCCACCATGCACTTAGTTTCGTCATATGTGGTGGTTCCCATGATCTGCGGAAGGAAAGTATCCGTCCACATGGAGACGCGGATCGCTTGGTTGCCGCCGCCACCCAAGGCGGTTGACCCCGGTACGGAGGCTCCTCCGATCCAATTCTTTGTTAGGTATTTTTCGCGGTCAATGGGGTTTCCCGCCGCGTCGTACTTAATACCCTCCTTAAGTTGTTTGAACGCTTCGTTGAGACGCTCCCCGACGGTGCGATCCCACCCTTCCGGTTGGACGCTCCATCCGTAGTCGCGTGCTCGCATGTTCGCGTAAATCCGTGCGGTGGGCGTTCCATCGACACGATAGGTACGAGGAGTAATAAACTCCTCCGCTGGGATATCCGTCGCGAGACCTGTTTTAGGATCAATCGTGATCCGCGACTCTTCGTATTTCGCAGTGGTGTTGAGCACGTCACGTAGAGTAGCGGCGATCCCCTTAAACTCAGGACCGATATCCCCCAACGCTTCCGGGTTGGGGATCATCCGATTAAGACGGCGAACCTGCGACCCCGACACAATCTTGCCGGTGGCACCCATAGTGGCTTCTTCCACTTGGGTTTGCATGTACTCCTTGAACGCTTTCTCGAACGCCTCCCCCTTTACGCCGGGGTGGGTGCGTTGGAAATCCTCGAAGTACCGCACCATTTCGCTGGGGGTTAGGGAGAGTCCATCAGGGCCCGCCAATCGAAACCCGGAGACCCGTTTTCCAGTCTCGGTAAGGCGTTGGATGAAGATATCCTGTATTTCCTTAGCACTATCCGCATCCCACTTAGTAATAAGCGGCCAATAGTCTTCCGGATTCCGTGCTGAGGCGGCAACTCGAACACCTCCGTCAAAAGTTTTCCGTTGAACAGCATCCCGCACCCCGTCCACTCGGTCAACACCAGTTTTGGCGAGGGCATGTTGATAAAAACGGGACCATCCTTTGTCAAGTGCTTTCTCCGCTTCTGTTAAGTTTAGGGTCGGGAGGTTCTCCTTGATCGCACGAATCCGCACACCGAGGTCGGTGTCCACTTTCTCCGCTTTCGCTGCGAAGTTCTCCAACTGATCCGCGAGAGAGCCTTCACGTCGGAGCCTCTCATAAACGATCCTTTGTTCTTCGCGTTTAGTCGGGAGACGTCCCGCAATCGCCCTAAAATCTCCACTCGCTTGACGCAAATACTCGGTGGCTTCACTGTGGAAGGTGTGCACCCGCTCGCCGAGTTTGTACAGAAGTTTGGGCATCGGAGTGCCACGGTAGATTTCCCCGAAGTCAGCGATATGGTCGTATACGGGAACCAGCCGCCGAAGTCCCGCTTCAAACTGAGCATTGTCTGTAGCATAGGTTCGGGTGAGGTTGACGGGATACTTGGTTGCAAGGATAGCTCCTAGGATCACCGTGGGGTTGGTGGTCACCGCGAGAACGGAACGCATTGGTCCCGGCTCCGTCGCACCGAAAAAGCGTTCAGCGATTAACTGACGCTC